AGATTCTCTAGAGATAGAGATGCTTGGGTTCTAGATATGAACTACTGGGGTATTGCGTTCTTGAGAGATTTCACTATGCATGAACTTGCAAAAACTGGTGATACTGAAAAGAGACAGCTTTTAGTAGAAGCAACTCTTGAGTCAAGAAACGAAGGTGCGTCAGGCTTAATTGCTGACTTAACTACTTCATAATAAATATAACTGTTTGGGGGAGTAACCTATAAATCTGCTCCCCCAGCAGATTCTAACAATGAAGATCTGAGAGAAGGTTAAGGTCGGAACATTTAAGGAATAACATGAGAACATTAAACGATTACTTTATTACATCAACAATCGCAGACGTAAGTACTGCATCTTCAACATTCGTTGCAGTACCAGACAATGGAAAAATTATTAAAATTTTTACAGCTTTACAAGGAGCTATATCTGGAGCTGATGCAGGAATAAGTTTTGAAATCGGTGGAACTGCAATTACTAATGGTGGTATTACTATTGCTAATTCAGGTTCAGCAGCAGGTGATGTAGATTCATCTGAGCCAACTGCTAATAACGACATTAATGAAGGACAAGCTATCGAAATGATAACTGATGGTGCTTCAACTGGAACTGCAAAAGCTGTAGTTACATTCGTTATAAGAAGATAATTAATTTGGGGATGGCAACATCCCCATAACACTTAGGAGAAATTTATGCACATTGCTATGAGACCTGTTTCAACACAAAAAGTTAACTCTGCAGGTACATCAGCTCAATCAGCAGCATTTAGTCCTAACATTGAATATGTTAGAATTATTCCAGATGCAGATTGTCATATTGAGTTTGGTGTAAATCCAACAGCTACTACTTCTAAAATTTTTATGGAGTCTAAAACTTCTGAATATTTTAAAGTTTCGCCTGGCGAAAAAGTAGCAGTAATAGGAACTGTCAATTTATACATAACTGAATTATCAGAATAATGGGAAAAGTTAGATCTGTAGAATATGATGGTGGTATAAAGACTCGATATATCCAAGAGTCTGATGGTAAATTAACTATCAATAATCAACAAGATGTAAATCCTTTATTAAAAAGAAATAAAGAACTTTACAATCATGATGATGGTTATTTAACTAAAGCGAAAGAAATGAAACGAGTAGCTAGTATTCCTCCATTAGTTTTGCAGATCTGGGCTAAAGAGTATAATGGTAGTAACAATTGGTTTGGATTACCAAAAGATATTCAAAGACAAATAATGAGAAGAAAACTAAACTCTAGTGAGTTTAGATATTTTAGAACAGCATCAGGAAATTTATAATGGCTATTTCAACATACGCAGAATTAAAAACATCTATAGCTAATTGGCTTAATAGATCAGATCTTACATCAGAAATATCTGGTGATTTTATTAAACTTACTGAAGCTGATTTTAATGCTAAGCTAAGAATTAGACAAATGGAACAGATTGATACATTAACTATCAATGCTGAAACTGTAAGTGTACCATCTGGTTTTATTGCAGTTAGATCTTTATATTTATTAGTATCAAGTACTAAATATCCATTAGAATATATTACTCCAGGCAATATGTTTGAAATAAGAGGTGGATCAAGAACTGGTAGACCTAGATCTTATACAATAGAATCTGATAATGGTACTGAACAATTTAGATTTGGGCCAGCACCTGATACATCTTACACAGGTTATTTATCGTATTATAAAAACATCACAACTCTTAGTGATTCTAATACATCAAATTATATTTTAGCTAATCATCCAGCTATATATTTATATGGATCCTTATACCATGCATCTAACTTTCTTGGTGGAATAGAACCTAATCAAGCACAAAATTGGTTAGCTATGTATTCATCAGCATTAGAAAGATGTGAAAATAATGACAGACAAGATTCTTATGGTGGTGCACCTGTTCAACAAAGAACAGATGTTCAAACTGATTTATCATTTTATAGGAATAGATAATGCAAATACCTTTTGGAGAATGGCTACCTGATCAACCTGAACATATGAATCCAGGAGCCAATGTAGCAACTAATGTTTATTATGCTCTTAATTC